GTCACCCCTGCTTACGGACGTGTAGTTGTTGCCTCCAGCGTTGCAGCTACAGGCGCAATAGGCACAGTAGTTTTAGATTATACAGGGCTTGTTACCCTTACAGGGGTAGGAGCTACAGGCGCAATAGGCACAGTTAGCACTGTTGCAGCTTTTGATTTAACGGGAGTATCCGGTACAGGTGCAATAGGGGACTTCACGGTAGGGGTAAATGAGTTTATTATCCCAACAGGAGTTAGTGCTACAGGAGCAGTAGGATCATATGGTTTATAACCACCGTAACCTCCAAAGCTAGAACCTACACCTGTATATCCTCCTACAGCATATTCAGCAACTAAACCTCCTACAGCCATACGCATACCGTCATCATCTTCTACTTCTAACTCAGACAAATCAAAAGGCAAAGACATTTCTGAAGTAGGTTCTCCACCTATTCTACCATCTTCATCCATCTGTTGCAAGCCTTGTTTTGCCTTTGAACGAAGATTCTCAAAAAACTTTACACCGTAGTAACGAACAACATCAGCAGGAACAACATATTCACCCTCACTAAGTTTAGCATCAATGTCATCCCGTACTTCCTCTGGTAGAGAACCGGGAGGTACATCATTACCTGATACTGGGTCTACTGTTTCTGCTTCTCCACCTAGTGCAAAAGCTCTTTGTGTTTGAGTATTCATATCTGCAAGCCCTCCTTGGGCAAATCCTAGTGCTTTTTTAAACTGTTCAAAGTAACTTAATTCTTTTTCTTTACGTTTAGCTTTTAGAGGTTCACCTTGCTCAGTAAGTATATCTTGAGCCGCATCCATTACCCCAAAGATACCTTTTAAGTTTTTATTAAATGTAGTAACATCTTCTTTTTTTATTTTAGTATTTTTATTTTTTATTGCATCTTGAAAGATTTCTCTAGTACCAATAAATTTATTATCATATCTATTAGACCCTGTAGTAAAAGCTATAGACTTATTAGGAAACTTGTCACTTACTTTTAAAGAATCTCCTAGACCAAGACTATTAAATTTAGTTGTTAAATCATCAAAAAGTTCTGTTAAGTATTCATCACGAATATAGTCATCTGTTGAAGTTACTATTAATCCATAAGCATCTTCGCCATATTTTTCTTTAAATGTTTTAGGATTTTTCTTAGCCAGTTTAAATACTTTTTCTAATCCTACATGAGTATATTCATGAGAAAAAACGGGATTAAATGCTGTATCAGATGTAACAAAAACATCCCCAGCCTTTAATCTCTTTGCTTCCTCCTTAGGAAAACCCTTACGTATAGCACTATCTTGTAAACTTTTATCTGTACCATCAGGGTCAAAAACCATTGAATCATAGGCTGCATAAAAAGAAGGACTGTCAGTTTTTAAAACTTTAGTTTTATTTGGTTGATAGCCTAATCTAGCTAAAGGGTTCCAAGAAAGTTGTTTGTCAAGATCAGCTCTGAACTCTAAATTTCCAAAATCTTCTGTCATTTTTTTATAGTCTGGACGAAGTTTAGGTTTTAATGAGGTTGTTACAACACCTTCTTTTACTTCAGACAAACTGGGTTTAATGTTAAACCCAAGAGTTTTTTTAGTTTGATCCTTTAAGTTATTGGGTCTTAATACAGGTCGTTTAGAGGTCTCAACCATTTGCATTAACCTTTAGTCTAAGTTGCTTGAGTGCATTTAAGGCATGTACCTGACCTTGCAGTCTATACATTACATGATCTTCGTCTGACTGAGAAAACATTTTGTAACTTGCCTGAATACGTTCATTTAGTTCTACTTCAAAAGCATCCCATGCTTCTTTGTTGTTTACCAGTAGTTTTAAACTCACTGCATTGGTCCTTTATTAGCTGAGAAGCCCTGTTCTCCCGGTGTAGGCACTGAGCCTGTTCCTACGGTACCCCCACCGCTTCCTTGAGTATCCTGCGCCTGAGCGCCTGCTGGTGGCTTCTGTGGGCCTCCCTGTGGTCCTGCTTGTGGTTGAGGTGGTGGTGGATTCTCTGCTTGAAACTTCTTAAGTATCTCAGCTTGCACTGCAGCATCAGGCAAAGAGTTTACCAGCTTGTCAGGATCAAGGTCCATAGACTTAGCAATCTCACGAATGATATAATCCATCTTAGCAAAAGGAGCTAGTACAGGGTTCTGTACCACACCAAGGAATTGCATTAGACGTTGACTACGTACCTCGTTAGCCATAAGGCTTTCAGTACCACGTGCTTTAATCTCAAGATCACCTTTAATATCTTCATCAAAGTTAAACTGCATATTAAAACTAAAGAAAGCTTTGCCCAGTGGACCTAGAAGATAGTCATCTACATTCTTAACTACATTCCGTATAGAACCATTAGCAGCAGACATGAGCATACTAATGCCAGAAGCTGTACGTCCGACACCTTGAACTCCTGTCTGACCATGAGCAAAGCTAGGAAAGCCTGTACTCTCGTCTGCTAATACACGTGCCTTATCAAACATCTGCATGTTCTCATTAGATACGTTAGGAAACTTAGTGCCAAAGATAGCTTGTCCCGGCGCACCCCCTTGACGTCTAAAGACTTTTCCGGGATATACACTTAAATCTTGTCCGGGAACTAGGTTAGTTTCGTCTACTTCTATTACCATATTACCTGACAGTGCAGCATTGTCTACAGCCATACGCATAAAGCCATTCATCAACGTCTGTGTGTCATCCATGTTCTCAGCAATACCTACACCAAACAAGCTGTAAGGGTTAAGCTCATATGGTACAGCGTAGTAGGGAATAGTAGAAGGAGTAAAAGGATTCATAACCAAACGTAACACTTGATTATTACAAGTCCAGATGTTTACGCTAACTTGATCTAAGTCCTTCATTTCTTTTGGTACATCAATGTCATGATCTTCTAACAGCTCTGTGTCAATCATACCCCAGAACTCAAGAACCTCAAAGCGTTCTGCTCTTGCCTCTTGAGTATCATCCTCCATCACCTGCTCCCACCACTCTTTTGTATAGTTTTCACCATAAGAGATAGCAGTATCAATAGCATTCTTTCTAAAGAAAGGTCTACGCTTTAGCCCACGCATTTTACTACGAGACATTTTGTGACGTTCTACAACGTACTCAGCCTCGTCCATGTTAGCAGCGTCAGGGTCAGGGTAGAAGTTCCAGATAGAAACACTGGCTGTATGAGGAACTGTTTTAATAGTAGGAGAGTACTCGCCAGAATCAGACCAGCTAGGATATTCTTTATCCACAGCAAATGGTCCTTTCATAACGCCTGTGCCAAACAGAGCAGCTTCAAATGCAGCTACACGTAATTGTTTGTTGGCGTTAGATTCTTCTAGTTGGTCGTGTATTTTCTTTTCCATCTTTTTAGCTGCAATCATAGCAGGATGAAATGTAATCTCAGTAGCAGTCTTACCTGCTCCTTCTTTTAATTTGTCTGCTACAGGAGCTAACTTACTCTGCAAACCAGCAAGACGTTCTTGCAGTTGAGGTGTAGTTTCTCCCGGTTTTAGTTGCATATCTTCAGGAGAAGCTTCTTGTGCTTTTTTAAGATCATCATTAGACTCAAAGTGTACAGACTCTTCTACGCCCTCAGGAAGAGTAGTAGGATCAACAGAAATAGGAAAACGATGGTTTCCAAATAGTACTTCTACAATCTGTCCATAAGCAGCAAGAACTTTTGTCTTAGTAACTTTAATAAATACCTGAGACTTTTCTGTAGAAGTAAACTGTACATCAGGGCCATAAATACCTCTGTAGTTTTGATAAGACTTTAACCAACGATTTTCTTCTGTTTCTCTAGCATCAGATGCCTTTCGGTACTTACCCTGAACATAATTAAATATGCTCCCAGATTTAGGGTCACTGTAGGCAGACTCTGATGCATCCTCAATAGCTGAAGATTGCTCAGACTCCATAGCGTTTTCAATATAGTCTTCTTCCATTATTTTTCCTTAATATCCAAATGTAGGGTCTGCTGCTTGAAACCCACTGTTTTGTGTGGATGGATCAAAATCAAATAGACTGCTCCTTGGTCGTGTCATTATACCGTAACGTAGTGCATCATACAAGTGATCTTCTGAATGTGTATCTACATCTTCTGAGTTGTTTTTATCTAAAGGCAAAGCTGGTATTTGACTTATTACATTACTGCAACTGTTAAAAAATACTAACCTAGGTTCCTCTGTAAAGTCATCTACTTGTAATCTTCTGTGTAATTCGTTCTTACCTGCTATCCTAGAGCCTCTTGATCTATCAGAAGGTCTCCATCTACAACCTTTCATAATCATTTGTTCAGCAAGAGATGGGCCAGTATCGCCACGATTATGCCACAAAGAAGAGTCAAGAACTCCATATCTAATTTTCTCCCCTTCTTCTGCTTCTAAGATCATATCAGCTAGGTCAGTAGCTATGACCTTTGAGCAATACATTTCCCTGTAGACTACAAGTTGTTCGTCAGGTGCTACAGCAAACCATACTACTCCTGTGTAAGAACCATAACCATAGTCACATGCTCTAAACTTTGCCCAGCTACTAGGTATCTCATAAGGCTCTACTACATGTATGTTACGATTCCATTCAGGAAAAGCAGCACCCTCATTTACATCCCAGTTACCTTCAAGCAATTGCTTACGTTGATGCTCAGGTAAAGATAGTAGGTTAGCTTCGTACATGCCATCGTCAGAAAGATAAGGATTGTCAAACAAAGTAGCAGGAATAAACCTACGTTTAAATAGTGGTTCGCCTTCTCTTGAATGTCCTTTAGGCCAAGCTATAACTTCTTGTGTTTCTGGATCAGTAGCATTAAAGCTAGTGTTGTGTGGCGCAGGGTCTACAAAAGTTTTCTTAACCCATTGGTGTCCTGCTCCTCCGGGGTTTGTAGTCCCTCTTTGATACAGAGTAAGCCCACTGTTCTTAGTAGTACGTAAACGTGATCTCATATAGTTCCAAGCAAAAGGTGTAGGCCATTGTGTAAGTTCGTCAAAACCAATCCAATTAAAAGCTTGTCCTTGATACCTTTGTACATCATCGTCCCTATCTAAATAACTAAGCCAAAGAGATGCTCCAGAAGGAGCTATCCAAGTCTTCTCTCTTTCTAAAAACTTAATTCCAGGAATAGCCCTAGGATAAAGTTGCTTTGAAACAGAAATAAGTTCTCTTAATTCTTCTGTGCTTCTACGAACTAAAAGTTTGTTAGAAAGAGGATTGTTAAAATACCTAACAGGATCAGCCAACATAGCAAAAGACTTACCTCCACCTGCTGCTCCTCCGTATAAAACCTCTTGTTCTGATGCTGAAAGAAAGTCTGTCTGGGGGCCGGGATTAGCCTCAAAGATAACTTCCTGAGCTTTTTCTATCTCAATCGGCTCTGGCAGTACTGTCGCTGGAACTGTCTTCGGTTTCTTTTCTAATTGAACCGAATCTTTCTTCTTCAAGACGCCTCGCTTTTGCTTCCGCTTCTTTGTAGCGCTGGGCGTAGTACCGTGCATTTTCAGCGTCTGTCTTACGTTTTCGCTCAAGTTTTACTCTTTTCATTAACCCTACATGAGAGATTGATCTGCCAGTTTGTTCGCTTAACCATATTGCAACATCTCTGTAGCTGTATTGTTTTAGATGTTTCTTTGCTAGTTCTAGTGTTTCTAGTTCCTCAGTTAGAGGTAGTAGGATATCTTCATCATTAGGGTCTTGCTCGTAACCAAAAGGCACTACCCTGCCTACACGAACGACAGGAAACCATTGAAGGCCACTACTTAGTTTCTCTGGTGGAGGTAGCCTCCAAGTCTTATTAGTTTTCATTTTTAGCTGGTAAAATAAATAAAGGACTTTCAGCCTTTACTTCTATCTTATCTGTTTTTACAAATCCTGCACGGTCAAGAAAGTCCTTAGCTACTGCTATCTTTTCTTTATTACCTAGTTGTGTAGGATCATTAAATACTTCCATCATACCATAAGCAACACGTGTGCCAGAAGAAGCAATGTAACGCTTGGTAGCCTCATATATTTCATCCTGAAGCACACCTGTAATGCTTGTGGAAGATACTGAGTCTGCATAACCAGCAAGACGTTTAGCCTCTACAGGATTACCTTGAGCCTCTTCAAATAAAACATCAATAAATTTCTGTTGTTTTTCTGTTAAGTTTTTCATGTCATCTTTCTGTACGGCTTGGCAGCTTTAGCCGCTTTTTTAGGTTGCTTAGAGAACTGTTTACCTTTAGCAGTGTCTGCTCTTTTTTTAGCTGAAGAAGCATCATACGCCCCAGCACCCATAGCCTTAATAGCATTAGCTGGAAGGTAACGTTCTCCTGTAGCCTTTGGGCCTTGCGTAGAAGGTTTACCACTCTTAGTTCTCCAATCCTGCTTAGTCCATGACTTAAGGCTTTTTTGACTTGCAGCCAATCCACCGTCTTTCATTTTAACTACTTTTTTTTTAACTTAGCTTGTACGGTTTTGCTTAAGTCTTTTGCATGAAAAAGTTTTACACTTGTTTTACCGTGAACTTTACCAGTGTGCAAAGAACCGTCAGGCATCTTGTGAGTATTGCCTTTATGCTCAGTACCGTCCTTCTTATAATGCTTTACACCCTTCATTGTTTTTTACCCTCTTGTTTTTTTAATTGTAGCTTTGCTTGTTTTGCAAGCTTTACAATTTCAGTCTTGCCCATAACCTTAGCACGTTGTTCTAATACTGTTAGTATTTGTATCTTACGTGCATACGGTTTCTTTATTCTTTTTACTTTAGCTATAGTTTCTTTAGCATCTTTGACAGTAGCAAACTTTATACTAACAGTATCTTTAGGATTCTCGTCAGTATAAAGCCTTCTGCCACTACCTTTAGGTTTCTTACCTGTGCCTAATTTTGGGTCTTTAGGCATTACTATTTATAACCCCCACCAGCTTCTTTGTAGGCTTTAGCAAGCATCTGTGCTTTACGTGCAGACCATTGACCTGCAGCACCACCTTTAGTACCAGCTTTAATCCGTTCAAAAATACGCTTACGCAAAGCTGGTTTAGTATAATTACCCGCTTCATTAACCTTAGACTTAGCCTTTGGTTTAGACGCTTTCTTTGCCGTAGAACTTTTGCTTGATTTCGCCACGGGTAACTCCAATATCTCTGAGAGCAGAATCTGACATATTAACTAACTGCCAGTATTGCACCCTACGCATTTGACTGTCTTGTAAAACTTTAATAAATTTCTTGAACATGGTATCTCTCCTTATGTTTGACCACAAAGACAGTTATACCATGCTCAAGTTAAAATTTATACAGCTATAATTGCAACCCCGCTATGCAGAGTTTAAAATAACATCCCCACCGTAATAGTAGCAGGAAAGATTAGTTGTGTCAAGGACTATTTCTTTTTAGTCATACCGCCCTTGTTCATCTTAGTGACAGGCTTCTTCTTAGTTACAGAACCACCGTACATATAACCTGACTTAGCCATGCCTCCACCCATCATCTTAGCAGTAGGTTTCTTCTTAGCCATACCACCAGCCATCATTTTAGCTGCTGGTTTCTTCTTAGCCATACCACCCATATTCATTTTGCCAACACCATCAGCAGCAAAAGATGGAACTTTTTTACCACCCTTCATAACCATAGGCATACCACCTGCAGCATAACCAGATTTCTTAGTCATGCCACCTTTGTTCATTTTAGCAACAGGTTTCTTTTTAGCTAAACCGCCTCTGTTTGCTTTAAATGCACCAGTAAATTTTCCTGCACCCAATGTTAACGCACCAGTTGCTCTGAAAACTTCTTGATTACCTTTAGGTAAACCTGCTGCTGTTCTTTCTGAAGGTGTCATGTCTTTCCAAGCTTGAAGAGTAACACGCTTCATCATTCTCCTATGACTTGCTTGTCTTTCTGCTGCAGTTGGAGTTTTAGGTTTAACAGGAATAGGATTGGTATTTCTTCCCGGTTCATTACGTTTAGGTTTTTTATTAATAGGAATAGGATTAGTATTTCTTCCCGGTTCATTTCTTTGTGTATTAATTGGAATAGGATTAGTATTTCTTCCCGGTTCATTACGTTTAGGTTTTTTATTAATAGGAATAGGATTAGTCTGTCTTCCGGGATCAGCCTTAATTACTTTTTTCTTTTTAACAACAGTTTTCTTTTTAGTGGTAGCTGCTCCCGGCTTCTTACGCCGTGCGCCTTTAAGAGAAGCAAGCAATCCGGGCTTACCTTTAGTACCCATCTTACCATCAAAACCCAACAGGTCTCCTAGAAAGGTATCTTCAAAACCAATACTTTTATTTCCGCTTGTGTCCTTAAGTGAGCGTTTACCGCCAAACTTAGGGTCTTTCTTCTTCTCGGCCATTAGCTTCTTCCCTTTTTAAGATTGTTTGTTTGTGACTTAACCATGCCACCTAAATTATAAGTCATAACTTTTTTCTTAGTCATACCACCGTTACGGTAAGCATCGTAGTAATCATCTGCTAACATTGTACCTCTAGGGGAATCTTTTCCAACCCTCAAAGGACGTTCAAACTCGTTTTCTCTTGTACTTTTAGCTGAAGCACTTATTTGAGGCTTAGATTTAGGTTCAGTATCAGCAAGAATTTTATCAGCTTCGTCTCTACCTTTTTGCATAGCAGCACGTTTATCAGCCCTATCTTTTTGAGCTTGTGTTATATCTTTTTGCAACTTTTCAACTTGTTGTGCGGGAGACATTGCACTATTGTTTAAAGCTCTTTTAGGAGTAGTAGTTTGCCTACTTCTTTGCTCATCACTAATTGCATCTTTTTTCTTTGGTGCTTCTTTTGTCTTAGGACGTAACTTTGGTCTTAGAGATTTTGTAACACCTGTTTCTCCAACATCTTTACCTTTGTTGTTAGCCCAAGCAGTAAGAGCGCTACCCTTATACTTACCTTTATTTTTCTTTTTCCATGCGTTAAGTTGCTCTGCAGTTACTGCAAGTTTCTTAGTTCCATTCTTATCGTAAAAATAGATAGAGCCAGCTTCTTGAGCTGCCCTAACACTTTTATGTTTCTTCGCCATGATACACTTCTCCTATACCTTACCAGCGTTTTTGTTTCTACGGAACGACCTATTCTCTGTTTTACTTTTAACAGAAAGATTGCCCATAGCATTATTCATGGGATTGCCATCATTATGATCAACATCCCTTCCATCACCTTTACGTACAGTACCGTTACTCTCCAAAGCACGTCTTGCCCTTTTACGAGCAGCATTTTTAGCTAACTCAACAGGTGTGCTTTGGAGTTCACGTTCTCGTTTGTAGTTACGATCAGACGTAACATCACCGCCAATACTGTAACCATTTTTATTATGGACAGTTTTAGTAGGAAAAAATTTAGCGGCCATGTTACTTCCTTACGATAAGACTATACGTACTAATGTACTTGAACCACTACCCCGTCTGTAGTTTAGAATAGTGGCATTGCCTATAGCTTTAGGTACTACAAGGGAATGTACACCAGCAGGAAGCATAATATCATTATCAGTAATATTAGCCTCTGCTGTTGCAAACCCAATGTCTAAAGCATGACTTGTTTCAATAAGCACCATCTTAGCGTCAGTGCAAACTACATGTGTAGTAGCAGTATCACCTAGGGTAACTGCAGCTTCTACAGCCCACCCTAAGTTTTCTCCTACCAATGCTGCTTGATCAACCATTGGTTATTCTCCCTTAATGTACTGAGTATTCTAACTCAACAGTAAACCGACCTGCAGTAGCATCTGCGTTCATAGTGGTAGTAGCGAATACATACAAATGCTTGCTTGCAATAGCTGCTTGCACTAGAGGATCAAAAACGTGATACCCTGCTGCATCCAGATTTAAGTC